ATGGCAAAAGATCTTAAATTCTCTGAAGATGCGCGTCAAGCAATGTTACGTGGTGTTGATAAACTAGCAAACGCTGTAAAGGTTACAATTGGACCTAAAGGGCGAAATGTGGTTCTAGATAAGGATTATACAACACCTTTAATTACCAACGATGGTGTAACAATTGCTAAGGAAATAGAATTAGAAGATCCATATGAGAATATGGGTGCAAAATTAGTGCAGGAAGTTGCGAATAAAACAAATGAAATTGCTGGGGACGGTACAACTACAGCAACAGTTTTAGCACAATCAATGATTCAGGAAGGTCTTAAGAATGTTACAAGTGGTGCAAATCCTGTAGGCTTAAGACAAGGTATTGACAAAGCAGTGCAAGTGGCTATAGAAGCGCTTCATGAGATTTCTCAAAAGGTTGAAAATAAGAACGAGATAGCGCAAGTTGGAGCTATTTCAGCAGCAGATGAAGAAATCGGTCGCTACATTTCTGAAGCAATGGATAAAGTAGGTAACGATGGCGTTATCACTATTGAAGAATCAAATGGGTTTAATACAGAATTAGAAGTAGTTGAAGGAATGCAATTTGATCGAGGATATCAATCACCATATATGGTAACTGACTCAGATAAAATGATAGCTGAATTAGAACGTCCATATATATTAGTAACGGATAAGAAAATTTCATCATTCCAAGATATTCTTCCATTATTAGAACAAGTTGTGCAGGCTAGTCGACCAATTTTAATTGTTGCGGATGAAGTAGAAGGCGATGCACTTACTAATATTGTTTTAAACCGTATGCGTGGAACATTTACTGCTGTAGCAGTTAAAGCCCCAGGATTTGGTGATCGACGTAAAGCAATGTTAGAAGACCTAGCAATATTAACTGGTGCTCAAGTTATTACTGATGATTTAGGTTTAGAACTTAAAGATGCATCTCTTGATATGCTAGGTACTGCAAATAAAGTTGAAGTGACTAAAGATCACACAACAGTCGTAGATGGTAATGGTGATGAAAATAATATTGATGCTCGAGTAGGTCAAATTAAAGCACAAATTGAAGAAACTGATTCAGAGTTTGATAAAGAAAAATTACAGGAACGCTTAGCAAAACTAGCTGGTGGCGTAGCTGTTATCAAAGTAGGGGCTGCAAGTGAAACAGAACTTAAAGAACGTAAATTAAGAATTGAAGACGCATTAAATTCAACACGTGCGGCGGTGGAAGAAGGTATCGTTGCTGGTGGTGGTACTGCGTTAGTCAATATATATCAAAAAGTAAGTGAAATTAAAGCAGAAGGTGATGTTGAAACGGGTGTTAATATCGTATTAAAAGCATTACAAGCACCTGTTAGACAAATTGCTGAAAATGCAGGATTAGAGGGTTCAATTATTGTTGAACGTTTAAAACATGCTGAAGCGGGCGTTGGTTTCAATGCAGCAACAAATGAATGGGTTAATATGTTAGAAGAAGGTATAGTAGATCCAACTAAAGTAACTCGTTCAGCGTTACAACATGCAGCAAGTGTAGCTGCTATGTTCTTAACAACTGAAGCAGTCGTTGCTAGTATTCCAAAGCCAGAAAATAATGAACAACCTGGAATGGGTGGCATGCCAGGTATGATGTAAAAACGCCAATAAACGTTGGTTTAAAGGCGTTTGATTATTCTATATGACATAATAATGACATAAAAATTCTAAAATAATTCTTTACTGACGTTTTCCATGAGTTGACTAAACTTTTGGGAAGCGTCTTTTTTGTATGAGTTGGTAATCTTAGCGTAGATGTTCATTGTGGTATTTATATCTTTGTGGCGTAAGCGTTCTTGTATTTCTTTGATATGTACACCTGCTTCAATCAGTAACGCACAATGTGTATGACGGAATGAGTGTGTACTTATATGTTTATTAGTAATATCAGTCTTTTTCATAATTGCTTGAATCCATGTAGACAGTTTTTTAATCACAAGTGGATAACCATTCACATCAGTAAACACAAAATTATTATCTACGTATAATTCATTTTTCCAAGTGTCCTGGACATGTACCTTATAATCTTTGAGTAATTGAATCACATGCGGATCTACTGAGATTTTACCGATTGAGCTTTCAGTTTTCGGAGTAAGTATCTGATAATGCTTTTTATTATTATTCGGATTGTAATAAGTCTTGGTAATACTAATTGTATTATTCTCAAAGTCTATATCAGACCATTTTAATGCTAACAACTCGCCTGCACGCATGCCAGTGTATGCCAAAGTGGTAAATACTTCAAAACTATTCTGTGGTGAATGGTGATTTTTAGCAACCTCCAGGAATTGAAATAACTCATCTTTTTCAAGAAATTTTTTATGTATTTCACTATCCTCTAATTCTTCTACACTTACTTTCTTTTTAGGTCGTTTAATCCCTTCACTAGGTAATGATTTTATTAATTTTATATCATGAGCATATTTAAATATCATATTGGTAGATGCCACAATACTATCAACATAATTCTTACTATATTGAACGCTCATATCGTCCACAAAGCTTTGATAATCATATTTCTTGATAGTTTGTATTGGTTTAGTATCAAAGCGCTCTATGGCGTGTTGTATGGCTTTCTCACGTGCTCTCACGCTACTTACTTTTACATCATTAGCATACTGTTTAAGCCAATCATCAGCTACCTGTTTGAATGTGCAGGAAGAAGGAGCGATATATTCACCATTTCTTAATTGGCGCTCTATCATCTCAGCTTGATGTTTAGCGTCTGATTTACGTTTAAAGCCAGTCTTAGAGATATATTCATATTTTCCTTTTTCTGCATTTTTCCCTAGTGATATACGATAACGCCAGTTGTTTTTAGATATTTGATCGTAACTTGCCATTTAATCACCTACTTAATATTCAGTAAAAATATTAGATTTAATAGCAAATTTACTATTTTTTATCGCTTCTTTTATTTCATATTTTTCATGTTCAGAAAATTCAGGGAAAGAAATTTGTTCATCAGCTTTATTCAAAAAATCAACCTTAAAATTTTCAGCTAGTAAATTATTTATTTTTTTAAATAATATTTTTTTAAAACCTGGAGTAAGGTTATCAATCTTTTCTTTTAAATCGCTATGTTCATCTTCATTTTTTAGAACAAAAATGAACTTGTTAAAGAAACCATTATATTTCACATCACTTAAAGATAATTCACAATCAAAATCATAATCTTTATTATTAAATTCTATATCAATTAAGAAATCAGCAGTTATATATAAAGAAATCATTGATTCTGACAAATTTTGAAGTACTTTAACGTTATTAAAATTAGTTAAATTATCTATATTTTCAATAGTTAACTCGATATTCATAGGCACATATTCAAAGAAATCATTAACATTAATGTTTAAGTATCTACATAATTTATCAATAGCGTCATATCTTACCATTTCTGAATCATTTTGAATCATTGAGGTAAGTGAACTTCTAGCAATTTTTACATCTTTAGCGACACGTGATGTTTTTAAACCTCTTTCTGAAAGTAATTCCGATAATCTATTTCTAATCATTTTTTGTCCTCCTATTCCATTACCTATATTATCATTAAATCAATCTAACATGTATAAATTTATTGAAAATGTATGAGAAGTCAATCAAAAACTTATTGCAATATTTTTTTACTTATGTATAATGTAGTTATAAAATGATTGAGAAGTCAATCAAAAAAGAAAGGAGTTGTATGAAATGTCCATCTTAATTAATATTAAATCTTTTAAAAAGGCGATGTTTTTAAAAGGATATAATTTATCAGATTTATCTAAAGAACTAGGAATCGGAATATCTTATTTAAGTTCTATTACAAATGGTAAGAAGATTCCTAGTCCTAAACTAGCAAAAAATATTGCTAACGCTTTAGATGTTGAAATTAAAGATTTATTTCACTTTGAGGAACAGGAGGCATAACCAATGATTAAACAAATTTTCAATGATAAAGAAATTCGTTTTATTGAAAAAGACGATGAGTATTGGTCAGTAGCTGGTGATGTAGCAAAGGTATTAGGGTATTCGCAAACATCAAATATGTTAAGAATGATAGATAAAGAAGATGTGACTACTCACAATGTGAAGGTCACCTCAAATAGTAAGTTCGCAAGAAAGACACAACCAGCAAGTGTCATTTCTGAATATGGTATTTACGAAGCTATTTGGAATAGTAGACGAGATGAAGCTCAAGAATTTAAGAAATGGGTTAAGCAAGTTATTAAAGAATTACGACAAGCCACAGGACTTAAAGGTTATGAAGCCTTCCGCTTACTAGACAAAGAAAAACAAAAAGAAGCTATGGATAATTTAAAAAATGGTATTGAAGTTATTTCTAAAAAAGACTATTGCAAAGCTCAAGCAATTAGTAATAAAGCAGTATCAAATGTGTTCGGCTTTCCTAAGATGATTAAAAAGCAAGATATGACACAGGAAATGCTGGAGTTAAGACAACAGGTATTAAATGACACAGTAGAATTTATGGTGTTTGTTGATAAATATAATCTTCCTTTATCTGTGAAAAAGCACATTTACGACAAATACAATGACAAGCAAAAAATGGCATAAGGAGGCATAACCGATGTTCAATATCAATATTGATGAACAAGAAGCACGTGAGTTATTAGAGCAAGCAATTAATCAACGTGTCGATGAACTGGCTAGGGAAAAGTTCTTTATGACATACAAAGAATTAGCTGAATACCTAAATTTAAGTAAACCAACGATTGAGGAACTACTTATTAATAACGGTATGAAGTATTACATGGTAGGCAGCACATACCGATTTAAGAAATCAGATGTTGATGCGTTTATGAATCAACTCACATCTCACATGGATATTCACAACAATGATTTAAAACAAATTAATGTTAAGAAATTGATGGAGGTTCAAAATGGTTAAATTCACATTACAACTATTATTAATCAGTTTAATGACTTTATTAGCTAGTTCATTTATAGCGTTTCATGTAGGTTTAGCAATTTATTTATTAGGCAGCACAATTGCATTATTAAATTATGAAAAAGTGGAGGCGTAAAAGATGGAACAAGAACAAAAAGAAGTTATTGGTGAAATTTATAACACTTTACAAAAAACAATTGAAGATAAATCAACTGAGTATAAACACAAAATAAAAGATGGCAACACTAAATGGACTGAAATCGTAAATCGTGAAAAGAATTTAGAGGCATTTATTGAATGGACTTTGCAACAAATAGAAAATAATTTTGAATGGGAGAATGAAATAAGATGAATATTGATATTTTCGAAGCATATGCAGAAGCAATGGAGTCGAATTGTAAACTTCATAGTTTGATGGGTGAATTTGATAGAATCGCAGAATTAATAGACTGTTTAACCGAAAAAGCTAAAGCATATAGAGAAGAAGGAGATATTAAAGGTGCTGAAGCTATTGAGCAAATTTTATTAGATGATCTAGGAAATGAATTTTATAGTGTAAAAGATAAGTTTGAAGAAGAGAGAAAAACCTGGAAACAGAAAGTTAAGAAATTAAAAGATGTATGTACTTTTTATGGTATGCCTGTACCTTCATTGAAAAATGAAAAAGTAATAAATTTCTATAAATAGGAGTAAAACAATGGCTGCTAAATTAGATGTGAATAAACAAAATATCATGCATGCTATCAACTGGATTATTAAAAATGAAGAAGAAATTATATTTGAAAGTCAAAGTCAGTTAAATTTCTTCAGTCGTGAAGATTTGGAGAAAATAGACTATTGTAAGCGTACTTTAGAAAGTTTAATTGAAGCTAAAGAAATTTATAATAAACAAAAAATTAGTTAAGGAGTTAAGTGATAATGGATTGGGAATTAAGAAATTTATTTAGTGATTTGCAAATAGTACAAGAAAAAATTAATGATGTTGTAACATCTTTTGTCTGGTTTGATGATAAGTATTTCACACATGAACCTAGCCACGTGTTAACTGAAAAGGAAGTAAATACACACGGGCTGAAATATCACGAGCATCGTATCAAAAACACACAGGTTATTGATTTAATGCTTATGTATATGGAAGATTTTGACGACATTATGAAAAAAATCCATGAAATAGAAAAAGCGTCATCAGAGAAGTTTGGCGACAGAACTGATAACGCATAAATTTAACAAAAAAACAACGGAGTAATTAAGAAATTACACATTTTTATTATAACATCATTGCTCCGTTGTTTCATTAGAGGTGTAAAAATTGAATGAAATTAAATTAGAATATGATACCAAAGTTTCTGTGATTTGGTATAAAAGTTTGGATGCGAGATCGTTTAAACAGTTTTCGCAGCCTAAATGGAGTGAGTTAGTTAATAGGTTATCAATACCACAAAATAATACTAATAAGTATGCTCGTGGTGTCGTTATATATGGTGATATGAAAGATGGTACTGACGAGAATGGAAATGAATACAAGAAATATCGTAAAGATGAAAATGTAATTTATCGTGATGTGATAACTCTTGATTATGACGATATTCCAAAGTTGAGACCACTGCATGATGCAATTACAGACGCTTTAAAAGGTGTTGCATGGTTTTGGCATACTACGTTTAATCACCAAACAGAAAGCCCTAGAATACGCTTGTATGTTCCATTAAATGAGCGTGTCAATGCAGATGATTATCGTAAGTATACAAAAGTGTTAGTAAGCAAGATAGGTCATCCAGTAGATGAGGGGAGTTTTCAACCTAGTAGAGCAATGGCTTTACCAGTTTATATAAAAGGTAAATATCCGTTCTTACATCAATATAATGATGCTCCCATTTTGAATGTTGAAATGCTTGAAGAATGGTCAAAAGAAACGAATATACAAACAGATCAATCAAGTTTAACTAACTTTAATAAGCGAGATGATACTTATTGGCGTGATATTAGTTTTTCAGTTGCAAAGGGCAATCGTAATAATTCTTTAGCAAGTCTAATAGGACATTTGTTCAGCCGACATGTTAATGAATATATTATATACTCGTATGCTTTGCTATGGGGACAAAATGCGTGTAATCCACCATTAAAAGAACGGGAAATAAACGCTACATTTCAATCTATTTTGAAGAAACATTATAACAACGAGAAAGGTTGATGAGATGATATTGAACCCAGATAAAGATGTGCTTAAAGAAATTAAAGAAACTACTATCAATTACGAAAATGAAAATATAGAGCAAAAACTTAATAGATTAGGTATTGAAGAAAGAGAGCGCATGATTAGATCGTGGGAAAGTGACAATAAGAGAGGTAAAAAGCCAGATGTTATTAGTACGAATAGATGCGCGAATATATTAATTGAAAACATGAATTTCTTACTATTTGACGAAGAAGAAAACACGAAACTAGCAATGTATCAAGAAGAAAGAGGCGTCTATACTCAAAAGACTTCGCTTATAAAAAGAATTATTTCTTATTTAGAACCAAAACATAATAGCAATAAAGCTGATGACGTTATTTATCACATTAGGAATAGAACAGAAATAAAAGAAAAAACAAATTCACCTTATTTAATACCAGTAAATAATGGCGTTTTTAATAGAAAAACGAAACAACTCGAAAATTTTTCTCCTAATTATGTTTTTACTTCTAAAATTGATACTAATTATATAGATAATCCGAACAAACCTACATTTGATGATTGGGATATTAATAAGTGGTTTGATGAATTGGCTTGTAATGATAAGCAAGTATCACATTTATTATGGCAAGTAATAAATGATTCGTTAAATGGCAACTATACAAGAAAACAATCTATATTCATGGTTGGCGATGGTAACAATGGTAAAGGTACTTTTCAAGAGTTGCTTACAAATTTGATAGGCAAAAAGAATATAGCTACGTTAAAAGTAAATGAGTTCGACCATAGATTTAAAATGAGTTTACTAGAGGGCAAAACTGCTGTCATTGGTGACGATGTGCCAGTAGGTGTTTATATAGACGACGGTTCGAACTTTAAAAGTGTTGTTACTGGAGATTATGTATCAGTAGAGTTTAAAAATCAACAATCGTATACAGCACAATTTAGATGTAGCGTTATTCAATCGTCTAACGGAATGCCGCGTTTTAAAGATAAGACCAATGCTGTATTTAAAAGATTGGTAATAGTCCCTTTCAATGCTGATTTTAAAGGTGATAAAGAAAAAAGAAAAATCAAAGATGAATATATCAAAAACAAGCAAGTACTTGAATATATCCTTTACCATGCAATCAGAATGGACTTTGAAAAATTCAGCATACCAGATGTGTCAAAGAAATATTTAGATGTATATAAGCAAGAGAACAATCCAGTTTATGAATTTAAGATTAATGTATTTGATGAATGGAAGTTAAGAAAAATACCTAAGTATATTGTATACGGATTATACAAAGAATTTTGCAAAGATAATGGTTATAACTTTCTATCAAAAATTAAATTTCATAAAGAATTTAAAACGTATTTAGGTGACGAATGGAAATCTGATACTGTAGATCGTTTTAATTGGCAAGATTTAATAGATGGGATTGGCGATTTAGATGTAAAAAAATCTGAAATAGAATTTCCAGATGAACATAAAACATATAAGGCATATGAGAATTGTAGTTTGAAAGCAGTTTGACTTGTTATCAATGTTACTGGTTGTTACTAGTTTTAAATATTCTAGTAACAACTAAAAACGTTGATATTATAAGGCTTAAAGCTATTTGTTACTAGTGTTACTCGAATTATAAACAAATAGTAAATAAATGATAGAACAATAAAAAACCATAAACATAAAAAATATAAAAATATCAAAAATTCCAGTAACGAGTAACAAAATCTATAGAACGCTACAGGTTCAAGGGGTTTCGGTGTTACTGGAATTTTAAAAAAGAGTAACAAAACTAGTAACGCTGTAGCAGTTATTAATTTGATTTTATTAATGAAAGGGAAAACTAAATTGATAATTATTAATAAACCAGAACACTTTGAAGAATTAGATAAAGCGAAGAAAAACAGAGGGTATGCAATTAAAAGTGAAATTGTAAAAGAATTAGGATTTGATTTCTCTAATTCGCATAATCCTTATTCAGATTATTGATAAGTACCCGTTGAGTATCCACTAATAAATACGAAACGGGTACTAATTACATCAAACGGCGTAGTGACAAGAATTTAAGAGTACCCAGAGTTAAAAAATAAGTGGGTACTCACTGGGGACTAGTACCCGATTATATAAACATGGAGGTAAAAAATGACAAAAGATAATATTAAGCAAAAGTTATTGGAATATATAGATGGCCATGAAGAAACATCTAAAAACACTAATTATTTTAAAAAAGTATGGATTTAAAACTTACGGTAAAAGAGGCAGCAATAATGAAGAATTATTAATAAGAAAACAAATACCAATAGCTTAAATTTATACCAAAATTGGCTTCATAGAGCCTTTTATGGTATAATTTAGATGATAAATTAAGACCAGGTGATAATTTTTATTGTAGACAATATAAGAGCGATAAAGGTTTGGAAGTATAACACAAATTCAAACAATAAGTGTTAGTTGCATTACCATGATGTGATAAGAAGTATTAGTATTAAAAAATGAAAAAAAGAGGTTACGAAGTATGAGTAAAACAGTAAAAGAAAATTCAATCAGTATTTTTGATGAACAAATTTATGGTAAAAGATTACGTGCTAAAGAGGTTCAAAAACAATATGATCAGCTAGTAGATCGTATTAAAAAAAATAATGCTAAAATTATGCACTATCAACATCAAGATGAATTTGCCGAAGCTACAAAATTAAAGCGTCAACAAGCTGATTTAGAACAAGAGTTATTGGAAATAGATGAACAACTTAAAACATCGAATTACAGTATTACAGAAGATGAATTTACATCATTCTACGATGCATATAATAGTGAAATGCAAGACATCAAAAAAGCACATGAACAGTATCGAAAAGAGATGAAGGACAAACTTCAAGAAGTGGCAGCCACTTATCGAAAAATGATTGAGAATAAGAATGAAGGCGGCCGACGTATATCACGATTACGCTATGTCAAACAAGAACAACAACACCCTAGTAATATTCACAATCAATACAAAGGGCAAATGCTTGCTGATGAAATTAAAATCGGGGGCAATACAACGCCTAGAGATTACGCATGGTTGCTTGAAGATATGTTAAAAGAAGAATCATTGGAGGACTTCCAAAAATATCACTTCGGCAAAGAGAAATGGTAAGGAGGTAATGAGATGATCACAGCCATTAGATACAAAGGGAACAGAGCAAAGGTAACTGAAAATGGTGAAGATTTAATGATATTAGCTAGTTCAAGTAGTGTGCCTGTAGAACTGGCTGATGTAGATAATAAGTTAAATATAGTGAGTGACTTTGAAGAAGGAGAAATCGAACCGAAAGCAGTTAAAAAGATTAAGTTTAATAAAAACAGTTGTGTCATGATGAATGGCAATTTGAACTTTATTATTGCTTCAAGTCAGAGAAATAATAGGGAGTTTATAGTTAAGAAAAATCATACACTCATTCATGCTTGGAAGAGTGGGGATCATACAAAAGATAAAGCATTTGAACAAATCAAAAATAATAAAGTGGATAGTGTTGACGTGTATGTAAAAAATGCAAAAGGTAAAGATAATAGGGTAAGTCACATAGGTGAAATTTTAGCTGTTTCTATCAATTTAAAAAGCGCTTAAAATAGCATGGTTGAGCTTTTTATGTTATAATAAAGATGTTAGAGATAATAAATATCTTTAATAACGAGCGCTCTTTGTTAAAGTCTAAAATAGCCATGAGTTCCTCCTTCATTTGTTCAATTGAATTTCTATGTCTAAGGCATGTTTACAAGGTCATCATTTTAATATATGTGATGGCCTTTCTTTTATGAGTGGTCTCGTGTATAAGTGAGCCAATAGTATACTTAATAGGAAGTATAGGTAAACCAAAGACATTATGAAGTAATTAATATGTAGCAGATTATATTAATCACATAGTATAGATAAATCAACAGTATAAGTAAACAGAGGCTATATATGAGTACCTCACATAAGTTACAGGGCTATTGTGTGACTGTATAAAAGTGTACGCTGCAAGTATAAAGGGCATAGATATTATTCTATGGTATTAAGGTGATAGCTTGATAGAGTGTCTAGGCAATACACTAAAATATATATGGGTAATCCAATATGTGTTAGAGATATTAATTATATTGAAGTAGAAGAAACAATTATCTTTTTATGTTAGAAGATAAAAGAGTTAAGAAGATAATTTGTTAATTGAACAAATCAAAGTTGAGCTTTAGTTAAAGATATTAGAATGATAACGAGAAAGAAAATTATAAAAGTAAATGAGAAGTCAGAAAGTATTTTGAAATTCAGAAAGTGAAATAGAATTTTGAAATGAGAAATGAAAATAAAAAAGTAATTTAAAATTGTTTTGTCATTTCGACTTGAAATAAAGAAAAATTATTTAGAACAAGAAAGAAGAAATTATAAATAAAAGAGAATGAAGAATGATGATAGAAATGTTGAGAGAACAAACGTGACATAGAACAGTTTAAGATGCAGTTTCAGACTTGTTATAAGGAAGATAAGAACGAATAGGATTAAATATATAGAGAACTGATTAAAAGCTAATGACAGGCTTATATGAAGCAATTAGAGAACATGGTAATTAGTGAAGATAAATGTATATTGATATAGATAATTCTGAAAGGTTGGGGTAAAAGACTGGATATGGATAATTTAGAGGTAGTGTGTTTTAGCTGCCATAATAAAATTCACGGTGGATAATTTTTTGAAGTTTTATTTTTTTAAATTATTTTTTTGCGGGGCTTCGATAACCCCCATACTTTATATATTTAACAATTAAACGAGCCGCACTTATCTTCGACTGAAATTCTAAATGAAATCTTAAATATTCGTAAAGACTTTTTGGTTTACATCAAATAACTTAGAAGGGAGAGACGAAAATGCCACCAAGAAAATTATTGTCTCAACAAAAAGGTAATTTAACAGTCGAACAACAAGAAAATAAGAAAGCAACGGAAGAAGCAATGAAACAGCTTACTCCTTTAAACGCAGAACCACCAGCGTGGTTAGATAATAGAGCGAAACAAGAATGGTTTAGAATATATCCATTACTAAAAGAGTTACCAATTGCCAGTTTAGATTTAGCGTTAGTGTCCACATATTGCCAAGCCTATTCAGATTATATTCAAGCCACGGAACGTATGAAACAAGAAGGCGCAGTAATTGTTACTGAAAGAGGCACTAAATTAAACCAAAATCACGCTATTAAACGCGATGCACTGGCACAATTGAATAGTATTTCATCTAAATTAGGTTTAACAGTAGAATCCAGACTAAAGATATTAAATCCTAAGAATGAGACGCCTAAGAAACAATCTGTTTATGACCAATTCGGAATTTCAGATAACGACTAAACAAAAGTACAAAGCCAATCAGAAAATAAAAGAGATAAAGTTTAAAGGAGTGCAGAACTGTTGCTGAAGAAAAATAAAGATATTTTCAGTTATGAAAGAGAAGAAAGAATTTCAGAATATGAGTTGTTGGTTAAATACAATCCTCAATTTATAAACAGAAAATGCCAAGCACTCGAAGAACAAATAAATGCTATGTATCATCTGAACATCTCACATATGACCTGTGATGAAGCAACGGGGGTAGTTTTCACCAGTTATCCATTAGATAAGTTAGTTATATGGATTGTTGAGAAAAAAGAAAAGTTAGAACGTTATAAAAATCAATCATTGGAACGTATGAATTTACTTAAAAGTATTGTCAGCACTTATCCATATCATGAGCAACAAGAGATAATGCACTACATGCGTACAAATGGCGTTTATAAGCCTTATAAGAGCATTGACAAGTTATGTGAAGATTTATATAGAAACACGAATAAAGCTCGTTTAATGCGTCAGAGAGACCATTTAAAAGAACAAAGAAAATACTTTGATGAAGAAGTAGAGAAAGTAAGAACTACATTACAAACGCAAAGAGAGGAGCTAGTTATATGAGTTCTTTAAAGAGTTTCGATTACAAAATTCTGAGTGGATATATGGAAAACTATCAAACATTAGTTGATGAGTACAAAACACAAGCTAGCCAAATGACAGAACAGAGATATAATAGAGTTAAAAGTATCGTAAAAGGGATCACCGAAGTATATAACAATGCGACACTACAAGAGCAGCAATTAATTAAGATGTTATGGTGGGATAAACAACCTTATGATATTATCGCAGATGTTTTAGGGATAACAGCGTACACAATTAAGCATGCTAGAGAAGTAATATTACGCCGCGTTGCTGAAAGAAGTACATATTCATGATGTATGACAAAAAAAGCGTTAGAGCTTTCATAATGAACTATGAACCACCGAAAGAAGAACCGCCCATTTATGAAGAGAATATAAATAATTTCTTTTCACTAGATCAACCTACAACATCGACAGAAACGAGCGATAATTTTGAAGAACATATATTTTTTAATGAATTATCATCAGTAATTGAAAGCATTGGTACAGATAAAGAATTCGTTGTTTTTGACTTACTCGCTCATGGTTGGTCGTATGAGAAGATAGGCGAAATGCTCATGGTAACAAATGGACGTGTTCGACAAATATTTAGTCGATTAATAGATAAGCTACCCTAAGAGATGGCTTTTTCTATGTAGATATATATTTAAATAAAATTAGTTAGTGACAGTTTACGTGCTAGGGATATGTTAGGGAAATATCACAAGTTATTTATTGATAAGAAAGAGTTATCTACGGATACATCGATATTTATTAATATAGGTGAGTGGCCGGAAGATGAGGAAGAAGAGAAACGGAAAGCATTAGATGAACTACATGAGCAACCCCCTAATAGAACAATGATTGTTGATGATATACCATTAGAGGATTGA